AGTTTTGCTACCCACATGCTGGAGGATGGTGTCGATATCCGGCAACTGCAAAAGCTCCTTGGTCATGGCGATGTCAAGACGACCATGATTTACACGCAGTATACCCAAGGGGCAAGTGTGCGTAGTCCCTTGGATCGCCTCATCGACTCGACCGGTGACCAGTTGCCGGTGAGCCTCGCCGAAGATGCCCGCCGGTGGCTGGTGTCATTTGCCGCGAAGCTCGGTATTTCACCTCCGGAGGCCGCCGGCCAGATTATTGCCATGGCGGCGCAGGGGGGGATTCTGTGAGCTATTCCGATATTTATCAATTCCCCCCGACCCGTTTCACGTCAAATTCCCCCTGGCGGCAATGGTTGCATCTATTATCTGAGGTCCTGGAGCTAGGTTTTGCGCTGCTGCAGCGCAATGTGCAGCACGCTGCAAGGGAAACATGGGATGTCGGCCAGAGTTCGGAGACGATGAATCGTATCCTTGCGGGGCTGGGGGCTGATGTGGAGATGGCCAGGGAGCATGTGATTTCCGGTTGCAGGGAGCGGGGCTATTATGATGAGCACTAATATTTTCCCGACGTTCCTGATTATTCTGGATGTGCTGGCGGCTGCCGCCTACGCCTGTCAGGGTCTGCATGAGTGGCGAAAGGTAGTGTATTGGGCAGCGGCTGCCGCGTTGACTTTTGTGGTGACGTTTTGAAGGGGTGTTGACAAGCATGGAAATTTTCGATATGGTTCACGCATCCAAAATTCATCTAGGAAGCCACCTTCGCCCGCCAGTCTCAGGGGTGAAAGGAGGCGTTCTGAACAGGACGCGTGTATCTTCAACCGGCGTGCCTGTAGTGTCCCCTTGTCGCGAGGCCTGGGGGTGGTTTCCTAGAGAGCCACGGATAACACTACAGGCACGCCTTTTTTTGTGCCCGGTGTTATCCCTCCAAAATTCTCTAGGAGGCAACACCATGCAAAGAACCGTCCCGCATGTTTGCGCAACTATGCGCGAACACCTGTCTATCAATGCGTCTTACGCCGATGAACAACTCTACCGAATCGCCGCAAAACTCGCCTTTGTTCGAGAATCAAACCCGTTGATACATACCGACTGCGAATTCAGCCGCCTGGGTTTGGAAGGTCTCTCGTTCGTCCTGGAGTCGATTATGGATGATGTCCAGGAAGCCGGGGTATGTCTCCAAAGGATTCAAAATAAACAGAGTGGAGGAAAAAATGATTAGACACCAAGACTACAAAATCGAAATTGGAGATGACAGAAATATTATTATTTCACAAATCCAACCTTTTAATGATGACGACGAAAGAATCGGGCTTTATGTGGAACAGGTACCCAAATTCATTGAAGACCTGATTACCGTAATGAAGGAAGCGCAGGATACGGAATAGTCAACGGTATATTACATAAAACCTACAGGAAGAATACTATGGTTACCGATATCCGCCTTGATATTACATTCTTCAGTCACCCCAAAATTATAAAGCTACAGCGAAGGCTCGGAGTAGAAGCTATTCTGTCTTTGCAGAAGTTGTGGATATTCACAGCACTGAACAAGCCTGATGGTGTGTTGTCGAACATGGATCAGGAGGATATCGAGATAGCTGCGCAATGGTTCGGAGAGGTTGGAGTCTTTGTTTCATTATTATTGGAATTACGGTTACTGGACAGAGCCGAAGATATTTTAATTGTCCATGACTGGGGGGAGCATAATTCTTGGGCAGCCGGAGCGCCGAACAGGAGCGATGTGTCACGCTTCAAGAAAATGGCCAGCTCCTATCCAGACATTTATGCAAGACTCAAGCGCGAAGGTTATACTGCCATCAGCAAGAAGGAATATGAGACACTGACGAAAGGTGATAAAATAACTGCCAGCCAACTGCCAGCCAACTGCCAGCCAACTGCCAGCCAACAGAACATTAACGGCAAGTCAACCCCTTTCCTTTCCTTTCCTTACCCTACCTTACCTAACCAAGAAAAAGCAGCAGTAGAAACTGAGTCAGTCAGAACTGACAGCGAAACGCCGCCACCAGAGCCGGAGGTTGCAGCCGCAGCCGCGGCATTCCGGAACATGCCGGTGTCGGAATGCCGTGCCCTGGTGCGGAAATACCTCGGACAGTTGGTGGACTCTCCCGGTCAGACAACGGTGTTGCAGGATATCTGCCACGAGTACCCTCCGGAGCGGATTATCGAGGCGTTTCAGGCGGCGGCAGCGGCGAAGGTCGGCGGCCGTGGTGGGCTGAACTGGGTACGAAAACGGCTGAAAGGAGGCGACGAATATGCCGGAGTTGGCGGACAACGAACTGGCACAGGCGCAGCAGCGTCTCGAAGAGAAGCGCCGAGCGTTGCGGATAGTCTCACGGACGATTTCCTCTCCCGGAGAGGAGCGGCGGGTTGAGCCCGTACTCTGCCCCTTCTGTGGGCTGGAAAGGCCGAGGCTGACAACCGGTGGGATGGTGGTCGGGAATGTCGCGGAGCCTTGTGGTTGCTCGGAGGCTGTAGAGGCGAGGCGTGTGGCTGATGAGGAGTTGCGGCGTGCACGTGCGACAGAAGCGGCTGAAGCCGATGAGAAACAGCGCAGGGCCTCAATAAGTCGATGGATAGGTGGGCTGCCGGAGATGTTCCGGGAGGCGTCGTTTTCCGGGCTCCAGGTGCATGAGCAGAACCGAAACGCCATTGAGGCGGCGAGGATGTATGCCGAAATGGTGCCCGACGAGCCTCGGACAGGCCTGATTTTCTTTGGGAAGCCCGGGAGGGGTAAGACACACTTGGCCGCGGCGGTGGCTGTGACTCGGATTCGTCGAGGTAAATCCGTGGTGTTCGGGACCGTGCCGGCACTGCTGGGGGCAGTGAAGGCGACCTATAGCGCAGCAACGACCTCAGAGCAGCAGGTTGTGGGGTTGATGACGTCGTGCTCTTTGCTGGTACTGGATGACCTGGGTAAAGAACGTCCGTCGGAATGGGTGGAGGAGAAACTCTACGAAATCATAGACACCAGGTACGCTCGTCGGTTGCCGATAGTTATTACCACGAACGTGGGTTTGGAGCAGATAGAACGTCGATACACATGGAATGGTGAGGCTATCGTTTCGAGGTTGTACCAAATGTGTAGTGGTGTTGAGGTCGGCGGGCCGGACTGGAGACGGCAATAAAGGGGGGGCGGTTATGAGTGAAGATGTTCGGCTGTGTGGATACATCGGGTGCAGGAAGCCACTGGTGAGGAAGCCTGGAGAATCGGAAGGGAAATTCAAAAAGCGTGAGCATTGCGACAAGGTATGTTGTGGGTTGCAAAAAGGTGTACGGAGCCGTGCCGAACGGGATGAGTTGTCCAGGAAGGGCAAGAAGAAAAAGACGGCGAAGCCGGTGAAGTGGCGGCCCGTGCCTCCAGCGGTGGGAAGTCCGCCTGTTGCTGCGGTTGCAGAGGTGAACCAGGAGTTGTTGAGAGCAAGGATGTATCGCGGAGCTTTATTATGAGAAAGTTGTTCAAAAAAATGTTGAACATTGCGAGTCGTTGAGGTATGGGTGAAGGTAATAAGGTTTCGGAGGTTGGGAGTGTCGGCGAATGTGGTTATGCGCAGTAGGGACCCTGATTGGAAGGAAAAGTTGATTGCGAACCTGCAAAGCCTTGGATTAATGAAATCTGGATTCACTGGTCAATTAATCATTGACTGCAACCAGGGCGGCGTTACGGCGTTTACGATTTCCGAGAAAATACGATAAGAAAAGCGGTTAGTCTGTAACCCGAAAGGGAACTATTGAACCCGCACCATGTGGCTGTATGACAGCCAAGGTGCGGGTTTTTTGTTTCAGGGGAGTTTGATAGTGGCTGGAGTGGATGGACAGACAAGCGTACCAGGGCAAACGGTTCTGCCGGGCATGGCGGAAGACTTGGGGTACGACTCTATTAAGCTCAAACCATGGGAAGAGCGGTTCTGCTGGAAGTATGTCGAACTGGGGGTTGCTACTCAAGCGTACCAAGCCGTGAAGCCGAAGTCTACCTACGGAACAGCGCGCTCGGAGTCGGCGAAACTCCTAGCAAAACCTAGCATAAAAGCCCGGATTGCCGAGGTCCAGGAGGAGATAGGCAGGGAGGCCAGGGCTCTGGTGATGGGGTATCACCGGACGGTCATGACTACGGATCGGATAGATTTGCTCAGCAAGGTGAAGAACTCTACGTCGTTGGATGATTTGGATGAGGACGCAAGGGCGATCCTAGAGTTCGAGCAGGTTTCGTCGAAGGATGGTGTCCGGACTCTGTTGAAGGTGCCGACTCGGCATCAGTCAGCGGTGGAGCTGGCCCGCATTACCGGGATGCACAAGGATAAGATGGAACTGACGGGCAAGGATGGCGGGCCTCTGGAGCATGAGCACAAATACGACCTGACCGACGAGATGCTGGCGAAGATAGCGGTAGGGGGATGATGATTACCCAGCAAGAGGCCGCCCGTGAGTTGCTGCGCCGGCGGCGGGCACGGAACCACCTGGTTGATTTTTCCCAGGCGATTGAGATTCCAGGGGCTCCGGTGTCTGATGACCCTGATGAATGGTTGTTCAAGCCCGTGGAAACGGCGGTTGCCCTCCATCACAAGATTATGATGGAGGCGCTGAATGAAGTGGCGGAGGGTCGTCTGAAGCGGTTGATGATGATGCTCCCTCCCGGTTCGGCCAAGAGTTCGTACACGTCGGTGGTCTTCCCGTCCTACTTTCTCGGGAAGTTCGAGGGGACGAAGATAATCCTGGCGTCATACGGCTCGGACCTGGCCAAGCGTATGGGACGACGGGCCAGGCAGATTATCCGTTCTCAGCAGTACCATCCGATTTTCGATTGCGGGTTGTGCTCAGAGACGAGCGCGGCCGACGAATGGGCGCTGACCAACGGCAGCGAGTATATGTCCTGCGGCGTGCTGGGAGCGATTACCGGATCCCGCTGTCAGGGCCTGATTGTCGATGACCCGTTCAAGGGTAGACAGGACGCGGATTCGAAGGTAATCCGGGACCGCACGTTCAATGCGTATCAGGATGATTTGCTGACTCGCCTGATACCTGGCGGATGGCAGGTGATTATCACTACCCGCTGGCATGAGGACGATCTGGCGGGTCGGATTCTTCCGAGCGACTGGATGGGGGAATCAGGGGATATCGTTTGCCGCGACGGAGAGACGTGGCGGGTTATCTGCATCCAGGCGCAATGCGAGCGCAGTGATGACCCGGTGGGCCGGCAGATAGGGGAATATCTCTGGCCGGGATGGTTCAGCGAACAGCATTTCGCGCAGTTCAAAAGGGTCCCGAGAACCTGGAACGCTCTCTATCAACAGATACCGGCAGCCGACAGCGGCAGCTACTTCCTGGCTGACAATTGCCAGTGGTACGAGGAGAGACCGAAGCACCTGCGGATTTACGGGGCCTCGGACTTCGCGGTTACGGCGGACGGCGGGGACCACACGGAGCACGGGGTGTTCGGAGTCGACCCGAACGATGACCTCTATATCCTGGACTGGTGGTTCGGCCAGACGCAATCCGATGTCTGGATTGAAGAGGAGTTGGACCTCATCAAGCGGCACAAGCCGTTGTCCTGGTACGGAGAGTCGGGAGTTATCAGGCGCAGCGTTGAACCGTTCCTTTTGAAACGCAGCCGGGAGCGGAAAATCTACTGCGATTTTCAGTGGCTCCCGTCGATTACCGACAAGCCGACCAGGGCGAGGGCGTTTCAATCACGATGGGCGATGCGCAAGGTTTTTCTGCCGGTCCATGTGGAGTGGGCTCCGCGGTTGTTGCGCCAGCTCACCAGGTTCCCGGCCGGCGCTGAAGATGACGGTGTTGATGTTTGCAGCCTTATCGGCCGGGCGCTGGATGACATTGTTGGGGCCAGTGTGCCGGAGGAACCGAAAGAGGATCACAAGGATTACGGCGACGATGGTGATGACTTCGAGGACGATTGGAAGACAGCGTAGGCTCGAAAAGGAGACCGATACCAATGCCTGAAAATGCAATAACGCTCACACAGGCGATTGCCTATTTCGATGAGGCAGAAGAGTTGTCGCTGGATTCCCGCAATACGGCCGAGAAGTGCCGGGACTATTACGACCATAAGCAATGGACCTCCCAGGAGGCTGCTTTTGTCAGAAAGCGCAAGCAGCCGGTGATTACCCGAAACCGCATCAAGCCGAAGGTTGATTTCCTGAAAGGGGTGGAGCTCGAAACCAGGACCGACCCGGAGGCGTCACCGACAACTCCGGGTGATGAGAACGCCGCGCAGACGGCAACCGATGCCGTCAGATTCGTGTACGACAAGGCGAAGTTTCCAAAGACCAAATCAGATGTGTTCGAGAATCTGCTTATCGAGGGGACCGGCGGGGTTGAGGTCTTCTGCAAGATAGGTCGCAAGGGCGAGGTCGATATCTGTATCAAGCGGTATCACTGGGACCGGCTGGGCTGGGACCCCCACAGCAGGGAAAAGGACTTCTCCGATACGCTGTACCGGTATGCCGTGGCCTGGATGGATTACGACCAGGCCGTAGACCGGTATGAGGACCGTGAAGAAATCCTGGCGGCGACATTGAGTCGGGAGGGCATGCTGTCCAGCACCTACGACGATACACCTCGCTTGCGGTGGGCGGATGCCAGGCGTAAGAGGATCCGGGTCGTGAAAATGGAATTCATCCACAAGGGAGAGACGTGGGTGTGCGAGTTTACACGAGGCGGTTTCCTTGTCGACCCCGAGCCTTCTCCGTATCTGGACGAAGAGGGTATTCCCGAATGGTCGATTATCCTCCAAAGTGCCCACGTCGACCGCGAAGGCAACCGCTACGGATACATCAAGTCGTGGCTGGATACGCAGGATGAAATCAACAAAAGGGCCAGCAAGCACCTCCATCTCGTCTCGGTACGGCAGACCTACAGTTCCTCGGGGGCAACGGATGACGTCCAGAAGCTGAAAGCGGAACTGGCCAAGCCCGACGGCCACCTGAAGTTCGACAAGGGAGAGTACGGAAAGGATTTCGGAGTGCTCCCCACCATGGACCAGGCGGAAGCTCAATTCAGACTTCTGCAAGAAGCAAAGCAGGAAATCGATTCCGTTGGAATACACGCTGCTCTCGCAGGCGCCGAGGCCCGCGACCTTTCGGGCAAGGCGCTGGGCAAACTGCAGCACGGATCCAGCACGGAACTAAAACCGCTCTTCGAGGCCATTTCCCAATTCGATAACCAGGTATGCCGGGCCGTGTGGAATCGTATCAAGCAGTTCTGGACCAGCGAACGATGGATACGGATTACGGGTGATGAGGATGCTCCTAAGTGGATTGGACTGAATGTCCCCGTCACCTGGGGAGAGACACTGGCGGAGGAAAACGGCGGGGTACTGCCGCCAGAAGTGCAAGGGGACCCGCGTTTGAATGTCAAGGTCGGCATCAGGAACAATATCGCGGAAATAGATGTGGACTTCAAGATTGTGGAAGTTCCCGACGTGGTGAACGCGATGCAGGAGCAGTTCGAGGCGTTGACCGCGATTTACCCGGCAATACCGGAGCACATGAAGCCGGTCGCCTTCGAAATGCTGGTTGAGGCATCTTCGCTCAGGAACAAGAAGAAGTTCCTGGACAGACTGCGGGGTGGCGATGAGGACCCGCAGTCTCAGGCATCCGCCGCATTGCAAGGAAAGATGGCGGAACTTCAGGCGGCGTTGCTTGAGGCCAAGATTGATATGACGAACGCGCAGACGGAGAAGATCCGGGAAGATGCCGCACAGTCCCATTCGGTGAAGGTCGTGAAGCTGATGGAGGCGCTGTATTCGGCAATGCAGGCGGCACAGGTCGCCACCACGGCGCCGCCGGGGACAACCAGGGTTGCGGATCAGATAGCACTGTCGGCGGGATTCGAGGACCAGAACAAACCGCCCATCTATCCCCAGGGTGTGAATGTTACGGCCCAGGCTCCGAGGATTGGTTACGAGTCGGAAAGGAAAAACACCTCTCCCATGTTTCCGCCGCAGCCGATTGGACCTGGTGAGGGCATGATGCACGGGATAGAGACACAAAGGAATGACGGCGTGGAACCGCAGAAAGTGGTGTAACCACAAAAACAAAAGGAAAAGGAGAAGAGACGATGAAAAAGTTTAATTACTTCACAGCAGTATTGGCGGTACTCGTTTTGTTCGTGCTCGTAGTAGCCACGGTTGCATTCGCGGGCAATGCCCACAGGGATGGGAAAGGGGTGGTGATGTCTGATGTTTTTACGCCTGTCAGGGGGACATCGGTGACGCACACCAAGGCCGACGTGACATATACGCCAACATCGGGAACGAAGAAGGTTCGATTCCAGCCGTCCGCAGCCGTTTCCTACAAGATTAACGGGACTGGCACCGCCTACCCTGTAGCCGCGAATGCCAATGAGGGACCGATGGGCATTGGCACAAGGTCCGGTGTGGGCACCGCGGTATCCAGTATCGTGTTCACCGGGATATCTTCGGCTACCAAGACCATCTACATCCAGGAGCAATGATAGTTGTGAACCAGGGTCGCCGCCGATAATCGGGCGGGTGTCGTCCACCGGGGGAACCAAAGGGACGCGGAAAGGAGTGGGAAAATGCAGGACATGAACGACATTATAAATCCACCAGCGGAAGAAAAGGAAGCTGTGTCCGCGGTCGAGGAGACCGCCGCAAGTGATAGCGCAACTGCCACGGCAGCTGATGAAAAAGAGCAGGTCACGGGCGAGAAAACTCAGGTCGCCGCTGAGGCCGACGCCGATTCAGGCGTACAGGTGAAGACCGAGCTTGCCGCGCTGACAAAGGAGCGCGAGCGCATCCGCCAGAAAGAGGCTGCACTCGATGCGGAAAAGGCGGAGCTGGAAGCGGAGAAGCAACGGCTTGCGGGCCAGGGGAGCAAGGCGTCATCGGAGGAAACCGGTGCAAGGGAAGATTCCGGAGCGGAAAAGAAGGATCTCCGGACGGAACTGAAGGACTTGAACCGGAAGTATCGGGTGGCGTTGCAGGACTCCATGATGGACCCTGATGATGAGGATGCCGCGCGTCTTGTCGAGGAACTGGAAGACAAGATGGAAGAAGTGCGCGTTGCCATGGTGAATGAGACACAACGCGCCATGAATGACCGGGAAAAAGCAGAGACCGATTACTGGTCAACCTATAAGGCCCTGCATAATGAGTTTCCATTTCTGTCACCGGACCATCCGCAGGCTGATGCGGATCTGAACGATGACATCAATACGTACATAACCGGCAGACTCCAGCAGGGGGATTCGAGAGTCGTCGCCCTTGAGAAGGCCGTCAGGCGCTTTGCGCCTGCATACGCGGAGCGTATGGGAATCACCAGCGGAGACAGGGGCGGAGCAGAAGAGAGGAAAGAGGAGTCCGGCGATCTGACGAAAAAACTGTCGAAAGGCGGATTTTCCGAGGTCAGGAGCGCCGGCAGGACACAACAACGAAAAGCCTTTACCGGGCCGACTCCCATGACGGCAATACTGGGGGGCAAAGCCTAGGTAATTGACCTTTGCGGGATAACTACCCGCCAGGAGATTACATCATGAGCGAGATCACAATAGCAACAGCGGAACGCGTCGTCCAGTGGGATGACGATTTCTTTACCGGGTATGTCCGCACCAACCGTTTCAAACGGTACATGGGGACGGACGAAAACGCAATCATCCAGATCAAGGAAAACCTGACGAAGAAAAAGGGTGATGCAATTACCATCAACCTGATAGGCGCCCTGGACGCGTCCGCAGGTCCCAACGACGGTTCCACAGACCTGGTGGGCCACGAGAAGGCACTGCCGAACGATGGCCACAAGATTACCGTCGGGGTAGTCAGGGACGCAACAGTCGTGAACAACCTGGAAGAGCAGGCTTCACCAATCGATATCCGCAATGCCGGCAAGATAGCGCTGAAAGACCTTGCCATGAGGTATCTGCGGAACGGTATCATCACTGCCCTTCACACAATCAACGGCGTGGTGTACGGCAGTGCTACCGAAGGGCAGAAAGACGCATGGCTTGCGGACAACTCCGACCGCGTACTGTTCGGAGCAGCGAAATCGAACAATTCCGGAAACGACCATTCCGCGAGCCTGGCAAACATCAATTCGACGGACGACAAACTGACCGGTCCCGTCGTAGAACTCGCCAAGCGAATGGCGCAAACCGCCACCACAGCCAACGGCGACGGCATCCGCCCGTACACCTATGGGGAAGATGAAGAAACGTACGTCATGTTTGTTCCGTCTTTCGCCTTCCGCGACCTGCGGGACTGGATGGTGTCGAACGGCCATTGGGACCAGGCGCTGGAACGGAGCGAGAAAAACCCGCTGTTCTCCGGTCCTACCTCCATCGTATGGGACGGCGTAATCGTCCGGGAAATCCCTGAAATGCCGGTGCTCTCCGGCGTTGGGGCCGAAGGTATTGATGTCGCTCCCTGCTTTCTGTGCGGGGCGCAGGCGCTGGGTGTTGTATGGGCGCAGCGGACAAAGACCACCGTTCGCAAAGAAGACGACTATGGGTACCGCCAGGGTGTCGGCTTCCAGGAGCTCCGGGGCATTGAGAAACTCCAGCGGGGCAAGGGCGGAGCGGATGCCGTTGACTGGGCGGTGTGCACCGTCTACGTGAGCGGCGAAGCCGATGCCTGAGAATCAGAAGAAGTGAGTTGAAATCGCGGGGAAGGCTGTAAAGGCCTCCCCCGCAACGTAGACCGGTGGGGGGCTTACTTATGACGTTTGCGGAAATCGAAGAACTGACACGGTACGAAATCTGTGACGAGACAGGAATCAACCCGGAGGATTTCAGGGTGAAACCGGCACAGATGCTCGCCTACGCCAATGAGGCCGAGCTGGAGGCCTGCATCAGGGCGCGTTTGCTTCGTGACTCATCTACTCCGGCAATCTGTCAGATAGCGGTCAGTTCCGGCATTTCCGTCTATGACTACGACCCTCGCATCATTCTCATTTTGAGGGGAAGGATGACGGGCGCAATCGAACCGTTTGCAAGAGTGAGTCATACGATGATGGATAGACGTCTTCCTGGGTGGCAAGAACGGTGCGGAGAGCCGCAGGCATTCGTCACAGGGATGGATACCGGGAAAATACGGTTTGACCGTATTCCATCGGCGGCAGGCACCCTCAACCTGTCAGTGTCGAGGGGACCCCTTACGCCCATGAAGGCGACAAAGGATTCACCGGAGATACATAGCCGCCTGCATCCTGCCCTCATCTTCTGGATAAAGCACAAGGTCTATAACAATCAGGACTCGGAACTGTTCGACAAAAACCGTTCGGATATCCATCTTGCCGCGTTTGAACAGAAATTCGGAAAAAGCCCAACGGATCCTTACGACGTTTTTGCGGCCATGGAATTTACCGATTATGTCCCTGGATCGGAGTTTTACGGCGAGGACTACTATTAAACGACACTTGGAGTTTTCACGGCATGCCCACCATCACCTACAAACACTACGGCCGCAACAACGTCGATGACGTGCTCAACGTCGGCGCTCCGGTCCCGAATATCAGACAGTTGATATTCACCGAGGCGGTGGACCTGGTGAACGCGGACCCGGACAACGACGGCGGCTGTTCCCTGCGGACCGGCTTCGTCAAGCGGTACATCGGCAATGTGCGGAGCATGTTTTCCGATAACGAGATCATCCTGTTCCACGAAGGAACGGCGTTGAAGCGGTTCAACCCGGATACCTACGGGTCTACGTTCATCAACATCAACGTGCAGAGCGGGGCCGACGTAGCGTATCAGGACGTGAATGGGCTCATCGTATGGTCCGACGGGACCATTATCCGCAAGGTTTACGGCGGGACGGATTATCCGCTGACCGCTCCAACGGCGGCATTGAAGGTGGCTACCCCTCCAGGCCGCTGTTTTGCCATGTTCCAGCAGCATCTCCTCGTCGGCCAGGCTGACGGGTTTGTTGTCACGGACCCGGAAACCGTTGACGAGATGGATTCGCGGCAGTGCTATTTTCCCATGGGTGGCCCGGCAATAGATATTCTGCCGGTTGACGGCGGGCTGTATGTGTCGCTGGATACCTCCACCTATTTCGTGGAAGGTCACGGGCTCCCGCAATGGTTGCAGCCTGGGGCGGTGCGCAAGGTGCTGGACGTGCCCATGATACCGGGGGCGGGGATAACGCTCAAAGGGGAACAGACCGGTCTCAAGGACGTTACCGGCAATATTTGCATGTTCGCCACTTCCATCGGGTACTGCTACGGCCTGCCCGGTGGAGTCATCATCACGACTCGGGACAAGGTGCGGCCAGGCACGTTCGTGGCCGGTACCGCGCTGCTCCGCGAGCAGGACGGCATGCGGCACTATCTGGCGGTTCTCCGCACGGCTGCCGGCGCGTTTCACGGGGAGGTGGTCAACGTCAAGACGCAGGGGGCGGCGCGGTATGCAGGGTACGATTTCCGGTCTGTCGTGAGCTATCAGGGGCGTCTGTTCGGATGCAATGCAAACGGGATATACGAGTTGACCGGGGCGACCGATGACGGCGTTGCGATAGAGGCCAGCGGCCTGAGCGGCGTGTCGACCTGCGGAAGCGATACGGTCCAGTATTTCCCCTATGCCTATTTGACCGGGCGCTGTGAGGGAGAGATGGAATTCACGCTGACGGTGAACGAGAGCAAGACAATCTCCTACCCGGTTACCTGGGGCAAGGGGAAAGAGGGTGTTCACCGGAAGCCGCGAAAGCTGGCCGGTGGCGTAAAGGGGGGCCAGGCCCAAATCGGCTGGCGGTACGTGAAAGGCTGCGATTTCTATCTGCAGCAGGTGGAGCTGGAAACGGCTCCGACTCATAAGCGGGCGGGGTGAATATGAGCATTATTCTGATGGCATTGATCCTTGCGGTTCTGGCGTATGCGCTCGGCTTCCTGCAGGGCGGCAGGTTTGGCTGGAAATCAGCAACTTTCAACGCAGTTAAAGAATACTACGATTCGGTGTTTCAGAAAAACGAAAAGCGGATTGCCGCGGCAAATAATCTGGCTGAAGAATGGGCAACCAGAATCAGGGAGATTGCTGATGGCCGACATTGACAGCTTTACCACATACGTTCAGGGCAAGCTGACGGACGTAATTGCCGCCGCTGGTTCTGCCGTTGGCGACCTGGAGAATATCGCGGAAGGGTACGTTGACTTTTTTAATTTTAATCCGCTGCCGACCTATGACGATTCGGACCAGATGGTGAACTATACCCCGGCAAATGTGACGCTCGGGGCCGTGACGCCGTTTACCAAACCGACTGTACCGACCATGGATTTTTCCGACCTGGCCGACCCCGGAACATTGAGCCCGTTCGTGAAGCCCACGATTACCGGATTTGCTCCGGAGGCGTTCGACCCTGACACGGTTGACGGTGAAATAGCATCCATCGCGGCGAAGATTGTGGCGTTCATCGACTCCGGTGGACCGGGCATCAGCGACGCTACACAGACGGCCCTGATGAATAGCATGCGCGCGCGTGACCTCCAGACCCTCGATGACGTGCTGCTCAGGATTCGACAGGAAAACAGCATGTCAGGCTGGCCGCGATCGAACTCCATCACCGAGGCCGCCGAGGCGGAACACCGCAAAAAATACCAAGACACCTACGACAACCGGAGCAGTGAGATACTGGCGCTCATGACCGAACGGGCGCATCAGACAGCCATGAACGGGCTGAATGCTGGCGTGCAGACCACGCAAATCAAGTCCAACCTGAAATCGGATGTCTGGAAACTCTACTATGCCATGCAAGGCCTCATCCTCGATAAGTTCAAGACGGAGGTCTCGGGCGAAGTTTCCCGTGTCGAAAGTGACCTGAAAAAGATTCTCGGTGATTACGACCTGCTCAAGTCCAAGGTGCTGACTGAAAACGGCGTCAAGTTAGACCTGTTCAAGGTCGAGACGCAAGGCGAAGAGACCCGTGTACGGAGCGATACGGCGCTTGAGGAGACGAAAGCCAATATCAGCCTCAAATCCAACGACAACCTCCTTAATGCCGCATTGGGTGAGGTCCGGGCGCAGCTGGAGAAATGGGCGAAAACGGCGGACCAACTCACCGAGCGAGGGAAAGCCAATATCCAACAGTTGACTTCCGAAAACTCGGTCCGCGTACATGCCGGGGCGCAGCAGGCCGAATACTACAAAGCGTTGATCATCGCCTGTGCTCAGATGGTGAATACCATCCAGAGCAAGAAGACCTGACCATGAGCATCCTGCCTGATTGGCTCGGAGGGGGCGGTTTTATCGCGGTGGCGGCCAACCCTCCCGTGGGAGCCACGGACATAAGCTATGCCCGGCGACCGCCGACTGTGGCGCTCCTCTCGTTCTCCGGGGTGACGCATGGCCCGGCCTGTCCAATAGGGGCCGGATATATCGGAGTGACCCGGCCTGCAGCAATCAACGCGGCGGCATACCTGGTTCAGGAACGATACCCAACCGCACCCATGGCGGCACGGATAGTCGTTGCGGTTTTATATCCGCCGTCTGTTTCCAATCTTTCATACCAGTAGGAGGCGCCATGTCCGCCACTATTCAATTTCAGATTCCCGCTCCAGCCGCAGGGGAGGACACCCCGGTTTCCGTCGTCTGGTACGACTCGGCTGACGGTGTTGCTTACGCAGAGCTTGGCGAGGAATTGATTGCCAACCTGACCTATGACGCAGGAACGCAGTTGTACGCGTGGACACTGGCGGCGGCCAGCACTGCACGCTACCAGCTCATCAAGACCAAGAGCGCGGGCGGCATCGAATCGTTCTCCGGCGCGTTCCTCCCGCCTCTCCCGAGCAATCCGGCGTTGCAAAGCCTGTACGGGAGCGCCAAGGAGTTCGGAGCCGCGACCTGGAGTGCCGGCGATACCGTGGAAATGACCCTGTTCCGGGAACAGATTGGCAATGGTGTCATCCTGGAACCGGTGACCAGGACCGCTACCGTAGACGCCAACGGCCAGTTCGTGCTGACCCCGGACAAGGGGGTAGAGATCGCGGTCCAGGTGAAGAACGTCACCACCGGTAAAACGTATTTCTCCAAGAGTTTCGTGGTGGACACGGAAGACCAGAAAAACATCAAGGATTACTGAGCATGTTTGCGCTGCCTAAGTGGATAACCGATATCAAGAAATTGTTCGGAACGGCCAACGGGAAGGTGCTGGGCCGTGTCGATGGTGCATGGGCGTTTCTTTCGTCGTTCGCGCCGTCGGCCCATAAAAGCAGCCATGCGACCGTCGGGGGTGACGCGTTAAGCCCTTCCGATATCGGGGCGGCGTCGGCGGAAAGCGAGCATACGCACGACAACATTGAGAGCCTGGACAAGGTGGGAGAATTCGACGGGGTGCCGACATGGGATGGTAATAGTTGGCCGGGCAGCGGGTCTTGCCCTGATTACATATTGCAGGACAGGGGGATAATCTGATGGGTACGACAGCGCAATACGCCGCCACTCCGGCAACGGCCATGGCGCAAATCAGCGCGGCCAATACCAATCGGGACGGTACAGGCACGATTGTGGATGTGCTGCTGGCCGGGACGAATGGGACTCGGGTCGATGATATATCAATAGCCGCAACTGGCACCGTGACCGCCGGAGTTGTGAGACTCTTTCTGAACGATGGGACGAACTCGCGGCTTTGGAAGGAAGTGCTTGTGACTGCGACAACTCCATCCACCAGCGTTGCTGTCTGGTCGGCGACACTGCCGAATTTAGCACTGGTTCTTAAATCCGGTTGGAAACTCCAGGCGGCGACGCATAACGCAGAAACATTCAATGTGATTGCGACAAGAGCAGGAGATTTCTGAATGAATAACGGACTATTTCCAGGCTGTGCCAGGTCGGATACCATATTCAAAACAATATTGGAGAATCAGGCGACAGATATCTATGTTCCTGTTCCCGATATGCGGCAGGCCGGGGCACTTGTCTTTTCTCTGGATATCCCGGCATATAATGGTGCATATGGTTTTGTAAGGCTGTATGTTGACGACGATTACACTGATGGCAACTATCAGTGCATGTATAGCGGAGCTCAATGGGCTGGGTCGGTCGTGTCGGCTGATGGGCACTGGAATGGGCCTGGTATAGGATTCCGACAACAAAACCGTGAGTGCATGATCCGCGGAGTCATTACGTTAATCGGCAACAAAATTTTGTGCAATACAATAACATCCAGGATCAATAGCGCCAGTGATAATTCATTTACACTGCGTCAGGATTATGCGTGGTTCTATTCACAGGCACTGGTAACCCCGCGGGTATTACGATTCAACAGCGAAGTTGCAAACGGGTTTCAGCCGTTGACTGCGCTGAAAGTATGGCGGGAGGCTGCATGACTAGCGGAGATGTATATGCTCTCCTTCTTTGATGGATACGAATCCGGCATTGCCGCCGCTGTCCGCCTACGCAACGCCGCTCGCCAGTACTGGGATTTCACGGCCCTGCAATGGGTAGCTAGCCAGAGCGCGGATACTCGCCTGAATTATGCGGAGTCCGCAAACGGCGACGGAACGAGCCTCTATGTCGTGGGAGTGACCGTACCGACAGGCGGACCCTGGATTCAGGAGGCGTTCATCGTGTCAACAGGTGAGGTGCTGGCCGTCGACACGACCGCGATTGATTCACCCTTGTCCGAATCCGTCACCCCTCCGACCGTCACGGAAATACGGCAGGAAATGGACGCGAACAGCACGAAACTGGCGAACCTCGATGTCGCGGTATCCACCCGTTCCACCTATGCCAGTGGCCCGGTGGAATCCGTGCTCGGGGCGGTCGGGAGCGTTACCGGGGCGGTCGGGAGCGTGACGGCTCCGGTAACCGTAGGGACCAATAACGACAAGACCGGATACGCATTGTCCACGGCGTCGATTCTGGCGATATGGAACCAGGCCACGGCTGCGGCCGGTATCCTGGTCAACACGTTCGGGGCAAAGCTCCGGGACTGGATGCTCGGAACGGACAATAAGGCGCTCGTCTCCACGGACGCACAGGATCTCTCGGCAACATTCAATGTCGCCGCTAAAGTGGTAGAGGACAAAACGGGGTATGCGCTGACGGCGGCCTACGATGCAGCCAAGACGGCTGCGACCCAAGCGAGTGTTAACGCGATACCGACAGCTCCGCTCCTGGCCGCAGACGTACGACTAGACCATCTGGACGCCGATATCTCCGCAATACCGACAACTCCTCTACTGGCCGGCAACTACACGGCTCCGGACAACGCCTCGATAACGGCGATTCTTACCGCGCTGCAGAACGCCACCTACGGGCTGGCCCGACTGGATACCGAGATTGACGCTATCACTACGGCCCTGTCGTCTCTCTCGACCAATACGGACATGCAGACACTCCTCGGCAGGCTGACGAGTGCCCGGGCTCTCCTGATTGACAATCTTCAATACCTCACGGCGACTCCAGGGCTTACGGCAGAACAGGTGGATATACTCACGGAGGCGAGGGATGAGGCGAAAATGTCCCGCAAACTGGACAGCAACAAAGCCGTCATCTCCAATGACGGTCTCTCGGTCTCGTATTATGACGACGATGGAGTAACGGTCTTGTGGACATTCTCGATCCCGGACAACAAGCACAGAATCCCGGCGTAATCCCGGTCAGGGAGCAGATACTCGGCGGTTATGAATACCGGGGGTATGCCTACGCACAGTTGGAGGCACTGGAGCGTGACCGATTGGAAACCGGCGCCCCGATGTTGTCGGACAACCTTCGGCCGGCCGACGGCGTTGAAATCTACATCAGGGCGTCGAAATACGGCCACCTCATCCGCATCACCGAGAGCGATACCGGTTTTATCTGCCACCCGCGTGATAACACCAATCCGGGAGGGGCGAAACCCGGGGGCGTGGCCGTTACCCCCACCTCCTATCAATATCCGCTGGTGGACGATGACCACGCTAGCAGCGTGCTGTCCTGGGATGGCGAAACCTGGGCGGTATCCTCCGAGGTGGAGAACTACGGCAACCTGGATTGGAAAGGCCCGGACGGAGAAACGCTGTCCTGGCGCGGGCCGTGCGGCCGCCAGTTCGCCATGGATTCTACCGCGAACTATCCCGGATTCACGGCATTCGATTACCTGGACGGGAGCGAGGTCGAGCATTACACGCCCTACCAGCGCTATGTGTACCAGTCAGGTGAGTCGCTCAAGGAATTCCCGGAGGGGACCAGGGTTCTCGGGTGCGGCCTCAACGGTGGCATCCTGGTGTGTGTCGTCAGCGTGGATTATAGCGGACGCACGAATCCCGACGGCGGGACCGGAGGGTTCTATGATGAGGTGTGGAGGGGCGATACACGCATAGGCTGGGCAACATCGTCACGGCCGTCAGTACCGTGGTTTTTTAATTCGACCGGGACAGAGGCTGTCTGCGGACAACGCAAATTGTCCATTGCGGAGGATTCCAGTGTCACGTTCTCCACCCTGTCTGCCGGGAGCGGCACGGAGACCGTGCAATACGCCAAGGGTGAGAACTCCGAATGGTCACTCGCTCAAAGCGGCTTATGGGCGCTGTTTCGTGATTATATTGGTCAGGATATGGCTGGGATTGAGTTGGCGGTGTCTAGCGCCGAGACCAGCGCGCACACCGGGGAATCGTCGGAAACGCATGCTGACCTGCCGGTCAAGTGGTCGTGCCCGGAAGACCCGGAAGGGGTAATAATCGGGTCCGATACGGTTACGGTCGGCGCGGGGTATTCGGTCTCTCTCTCCTCCGGGGAACTGGAAGTTTGCACGGACATAAGCTGGTCGTTCGATGGAGGCACTATTTCGTCAGACGGCGTGGTTACGGCAATTACTGGCTGCGGTTCTGGAACCATTACCGCCACCTACAACGGCAAGTGTGGCGGAAGCCTCAATCTGTCCAAAACCGTCAGGTTACCGTCCGGCAAATGGATCGCGGAATATTACGCCGAGCAATTTGAAGGATTGCAACCGGGGTGGCTCCCCGACCCGGTTATCACGTATTTCGGGGAATATCGGATATCGGTGACGTGGCGGATGTTTTCATGCTCGTATACAGGCGCTGTGCCTGATTGCACCTGTCAACGATCCGGATGCACATGGTGCCACAATTGCTACACCGGGCTCACATGCCCCTCTCCTGCCGCCGCTGGGGGTTTCCCTATGGGTACGTGTCCCACGGCTCCCGAGGCCGGTTTCCCGTACATCACACAACCCGCGATAGTTGACGTGATGAAATGGGTATGCCCGTGAAAGGATAGGTTCTGATGGTAAGCGAAGACACTGCAATCATTATTAGTCTGACGGATACCCTGGATTACTCGGAGTATGTTGCCGCATGCAACCGCGCAGGGCTTACCCCGCAAATCCTGGGAAAATTCGCGCAGACGGCGGGTATGATCGCGGTCGCCAAGCGGGGCGGGGCAGACGTAGCGGAGTACATGAAGATGATAGCGGAGATGAACGCGGCATACGACACGGCTCCGGAATCCTCGCACACTATCGCTCATGAGGCGCAGAGCAGGGGCGGGTGTCGTGGTTGCGGCGGCGGGAAAGTGCGGTGACGATAAATGTCTGCACCGGTACTCATTACAGTTGCGGAGAAAGCCGCAATTGGCATACCGGCGATTATACATCATCGCAGATAGCTCAGTCTCGCAACAACAAGACATCATTCTATTTGGGCGATGCAGAGATAATCTTACTGTCTCAGCAACGCAATTTCTCGATAGAGGGCAGCCTAAGCATAGACCTGAACAGCGAAGCCTTTGTGATGTCTGACGGAGAAGGTGCTTATTTTCAATGCGCTACGGAGGTTGAGACTCGACAGAGTTCCGTATCCGAGGATTACGAAATTATCACCACAACTATTCATTTTATAGACAGAAGACATAACTGCGGAGTTTTCACTGAAACAAAAGAAAAGCTCACCTTTAGCAAGAGCGGTTCCGATAAGGCGCAATTCAACGGAGCATACAGTGATATTTATTATCACAAACTCAAAGTAACAAACGCCAAGATAGTGACGACTACGACGTATTATGTAGTGGTCGGAGGAATAAAATCAGTTCTTAAAACTGTTACCGAAACAACCTACCCATACACTGCGGTCAGTCCGTTGATTCTGGTCTACCCGAATCCATCATCAGGCGAGACGCCAATGGATTCCGAAATAATCCAATACGGGTTCTATGACTATTTCGGCGGCGGAGGGTCGCAGATAGAAGAGGATGGCGGAGACGATTATTACTATACGGACTCGATGCGGATGGTGGGGGCAGCAAACGCGGCAGTCGATGCGGCCAAAGCGGCGGAGCGGTACGCAACGTATTTCCTCGGCTCCGAAACCAGCTATACCAATACAGAGAGCATGCCCATGCCCCCTGTCCCTACCGACCCCACTCCGTGCGCATCAATCGCCGTCGACCATGGCGGCAGGGCGTTCTACTCGGTGACGCTGGCCGGACAAAATTTCAACTACCTGGAAGATGGAGACCTGCTGAAATTGCTGCCGTATTTCTCGGCGGACCCGAAATTCTATCCGGTGGGGGTGATATGACGATATTGGTGGGGATATTCGCGGCATATATTTTATGGGCTGTCTGTACCACGTATATTGTCACAGTTGTTTTGGTAAAGGGCCATATTTTCACGTATTTTCGGTGCTGGTTCCGGATGCGAACATTGTGGCTCATCAAAGGGCCCCCGGGAGATAGGCGGCATTTGATTGATTGCCGGCTGTGCACGGGGGTGTGGGTGGCGTTAGGGATACATGGCGCCGTAATGGTTACTGCCTATGCATTCGCGCGCGACATTCTTCCCCCGGCTGATTTGACGTTGGTGTTATTTTTGGCCGGAGTTTTTGTGACTATGGCGGGCGCGTATTTTATGGTCACACAGGAAAGGTAGCAAGTTTCACTTGCACATAAACCGTTCAATATAATATTGAACACAGATAAAAAAGGGGGTGGAGAGATGGCCGTCCAGACAAGGAGAATACCCGCAATAGGTGACCTGTATGAAACCGACCCGACCAAGATAGCAGACACGTCGACCTTCGTGGGCGGAGTAAAGGGATTGGTGAGCGCTGCGGCGGGCGGTATCGCTAACAGCAATCTCGCTACGGGCCGGGCACTGCGGAAGGGAATCGGAGATTTCGCGTCCATCGGCTCCAATGCGGACAAGCCATTCATGGCACATTGGGACCCCGCGCTTGACCCGACGAACACGGCGGCTGCCGCGGCCAAGAATCAGACGCCGGCGGCAGTAAAGCCGAAGCCGGTACCAATCGTTTCGGAAGCGCAGGCCGGAGAGATTCCCAAACCTGTGGTGGATATCGGGGCAAGCGCGATGCTGGGTGCCGCAGGAGGAGCACAGCCGGTCAGCGCGGCTCTTGAAAAATCGGTGGGCACTCCCCCTGTGCAGACGCAGACCGCCTCCCCGACAGCAACGCCGAACAAAGCGCAACCCATCGACGGCGGCAGCGGGTATGCCGTTGTAGACGGCAAGCGCATCAACTACCGGGATATCGGAGGTACGGGAGACCCGCTCAGAAAAAGCGGAGGGTACGTCATGGCGAAGTCAGTCCCGGGAATCGGAGAGACTCCGGCCGACCCGAGCATCGGAGCCATGGACCGTGAAGTAAAGAGGATCCAAGGGGTGCAGGATGACCTTAACCTGTCCGGTATCGGCGTCATGAGCCCTGATGCCGCACGTAAGTCCATCATGTCCCGGCAGGGTCAACAGGACCTGGACCAGCGGGGCGATCTGGTAAGCATTGCCGCGCAAAAAGAGGCGAATGACGCGGATTACAAAAACAGGGCGTTGGCCATCAATGCCCCGCTCATTGAGGCACAGGCCAAAAACAACCTCGCGGAGGCGCGGGCGAAAGAGTTCGCCGTGAGCCCCGCTGGTGTAAAACAGGCGCTGGCCAAGGAGGGCGCGAAAGACAATAAGGATGCCGTAATGAAATATTTCGACCTGTTCAAGGGACGCAGCCTCCCGCAGCAATGGGCCGGAAAACACATGGAATTGGCCAAGAAATTCGCCATGTCGGATGACCCGAGTAACGACTACGGAATTTTCTTTAATCGGGATACGCCGAATCGTGGTGGTATTGGCGTGAGCAGAAAACTGTTTCTCCCCATCGTGCAAGAGTATCAGCGGAAAGGCTTCTCGGAAGGTGACGCAATGGCCCGTGCGGTTGGGTATCTGCAAAGCCTTGAAAAGACACAAGGCAAACTCTACGAGGATATTCCGAATATGGACCGGTTTGTGCACACTGATAACAAGCCTCAAGACGTGGGAGTTTAATTATGGGAGTGTATGATTACGAAGTTCCTGATTTCGTGAATGTGGACGTGGACGCGATCCTGAAGGATTTCCGTTCAAAACCCATTACCCCCTACGTCCCTCATCCCGAACCGGTTGCCGAAGAGAGCGAATTCACCAAGGGCATGAAACGCGGCATGGAGGGCTTGAAAAGCGCCGGGTATGGCGCCGCCGGTCTCGTCGGCTCCGGTCTCGGAATAGACTCCGTGCGCGACTGGGGATACCAGGGTTTCCTGGAGCATGAGGAAGAGGCGTCAAAACATGCGGGACGAGTCCAGAACATCGAGGACATCAAGAGCATCGGCGACGTGGGAGACTGGGCCGCCGGTACGTTCGGAAGTCTGGTGCCGTCCATCGGTGAGGCGGCGGTGACCTCGGCCGCCGGCGCGATTGCAGGTTCCGCCATAGGCCCGGAGGGGACCATCGCGGGTGGTATCACCGGTTTGGTCGGCAAACAGGCGGCCAAATCCATGGTTCGCAAGTTGGCCAGAACATATGTCAAGGATGGGATGGAACGCCAGGTTGCCAAAGCGGCGGCGAAAGAGGCGGTCGAATCACTCCCGGCCAAGGCGCTGATGCGCAATCTCGGCACCAAGGCAGGCATCGTCGCCGGAACGGCGCCCGTCGAGGCGGGGGGCATGTGGGGCGAAGGGATGCAGCAGGGGAAAGATAATCCCTATTCCGCCGCGGTATTCGGTACGCTCTCCGGCCTGTCGGAACTGGTCGGCGGCGAGGCGGAACTTATCGACATATTCACCAACCCTGCCCGTCAGGCGGTGAAGGGAAATATCGTAAAGCGAATCGGCGTGGAATTGAGCAAAACCATACCGCAGGAAGCGGCGCAGGAAGCCACACAGGAAACGTTAGCTATCATCAACCGCAAAGTGGTGGACCCTTCGTACGAGATGTTCGGGGATGACGCCCGGAGCCGTGTGCTCAACTCGGCGGCCGCCGGAGCACTCGGAGGCGTGGCCTTCGGTGGAGTCGGCGGAGTGATGAGCGGAAGGAGCGAAGGGCGAGGAGCAGGGAATGAGGAAGAGACACCCAGCCCCCAGCCCCCAGCCACTGAAGTTGACCCATGGAAAGAGGCAGAAGAACCACCGCACCCGGTTACCGCGGCAGAAGCCGAAGAACAGCCGGTCATGCTGGAGGTGCCGAAGGGGCCGTTGACACGCGCAGTAGAGACAGGTACCGGGACCGTCCCGAATATCGGAGAAACTATACCGTCTATCACGCCGACGCAGACCACAGATGAACTGGTGCTGGATGAGGCTCGCGACTGGGCGAAGCAGATGGTCGGTTCGGGCCGGACGGATCTGATGCGCCAGCATGGCGAGCCGTCCAGAGTGTACGACCAGAGAATCCTGGAGTCGTACCAGAAGAAGGATGAGCGTTCAACGTCATCCAGCCCCAAATACGCCAATGTTGTCTTGGTAAATCCTGAAACCGGCGCACAAGAAACAGTCAAGCCGGAAGAGGTGGCGGACAGGCTCAAGAGCGGCTGGCGGACTCCGAACCAAGAAGAATCACCCGTCACTCATCACTCGTCACCTGTCACTGATTTACATTCCGTCACCGACGCAGACCGGAACATGCTGCGCATGGCACAGTTGCGCGCTGATTATTGGGAGCGCGGTTCCCTGGATAACGGGCGGAGCAACAAGACGCAGCTCTTCCCGTGGCTGAATTCGTGGGGCAAGATCACACCGGCGGAAGTGGGCAAGGCGATCGGCAATTTCCTGGAAGGTAGAAAGCTGGGGGATGTTCAGCAGCGACTAGTGGAAGCCGCGCTTGAATACGAGCGGGAAAACCCTGTGCCGTTTGCGGAAGAGCAAAAAACAACGAAGGAGGAATCTCAGGATGAAAAGGTTCAAGAAGAAGTGCGGGGGCAAGGGCCGGGGGAAATAGCGCCGGCGGCTACGAATGCTTTGCGGGAAAGGGCGCAACGGTACGCGGAAAAAGCGGGGTATGGTGATGTCTCGGACTGGAGCGATAAGGAAGTCGCGAGTTTTGTAAAAACCTACGATGCGTGGAGATTCGCGGAGAGACAAAAGCAGCATCTCACGCAAAAGATAAGCCGGACCAAAGAGCCGAAGGCCCTGGAACGGCTGCAAAAAACCCTGGGTCAGGTCCGCAAAAGACAGGCTGAACTGGGGCTGAAAGGGGCCGCACGTGGCGAAGAAACCGGAAATCAAGGAACCGCTGGAAAAGCCTCGGCCGGAGCCGAAACAGTGCCGCCGGTGCAAAAACTGGATGGACAGGAAAGCGACGGAATGCCCGTGGTGCAGCCTGCCGATGAAGTGAAGGCTGTTCCACCCATCACTCATCACCCATCACTCATCACTGATACTGAAAATAAAGGGGGGATGCAGGATGATTTGTCCGAAGTGCGGCAAGAAGAGCGCGGGACGGAGGGAGAAGTGCCCGCAGTGCGGGGAGAAACTGTAGGAAACGAACAAAGGAAGGCCAAGTTTGCGGAAGCCCGCAGGAAGCATATTCTGAGAAAGCTGGCTGAGGCGAAAGAACCGAAAGAGCGTGAGCGGCTGCAAAAGGCGCTTGCCCGTTTGGAGGCAGAACGTGATTCAAAACAGGGAAAAACCGAGGAAAAAGCCGAAGTAGGAAAGCTGGGTAAAGATATCCGTAAGCAGAGAGTTGAAGAGTTTAAGAAAAAGTATGGGTATACCGAAGCTGATAACGGAGAGAAACAGGATTCAAGAAAAGCCCCGGAAACACGCCAGGAGAAGCTGCTCGATACCCTTGAAAAAGCCTACGAGACACAGACAAAGCGGTTGAACAGTATGAATCTGCCCGTGCCTTCCAAGAATGATGTGCGGCAGTATATCCAGGACGGCAAAGGCGCGGTAGCGGATGTTACGGCATCAATTCAAGATATCATGGAAGAGATGTCGAGAGCATCCGTTCAAGAGTCGGATTCGAGTATCCCTTCCACAACTCCCGCCACCGAAGAGGAGCGGCCTGCCGGGGCCGCTCCGCCCGCCTCCGATGAAATGTCGAAGGCACCAAGTATGGTCAGAGATTTTGCCGCAAAGGTATTGAATGGTGAAAACCATCCAAAAAGACTGGTCTTCAAAGTGACAACGGAAACAAAACGCCAAAAAGTTATTAACGATACCGGTGTTGATATAGGTGGATCAGTGGAAATGGTTCTTCCCGATTCAATTATCCATGTGAAAAAACGGCACTTGGATATTACTCTCGACGACTGGGAAAGACTCCCTGAGATAGCGGAAACATTCAACGATTCATACATTGGGCGCGCAATTGGAGATCCCAAAACAAAAAGAATGATTTTCGTCAGAGAAAGCGACCCATATCAATATGTATATGTGGCTGAATTTGCAAGTGGAGGCAGGGGAAAAAGGCTTATCGTTAAAACCTATTTCAAAGATACGTCCAAAAATATTGAAGATTTCCTTGAAAAAAATGCGCAAAAAACAAAAGAGGCTTCTTCTGGTGTCGGGGATCTCACCCAACCTGCTTTACGCCCCCAGAATTCCACCTCTTCTGTGGATATTGTCCCCAATTCCGATGGTAATGTCAAGGAAAACGAAGGTAAAATAGACGACTTCGGCGAAAAGATAGGCGGAGCGAGGAAGGACACGGCGGAAAAGGTGTCCTCGCAAACGCGTAAGGCAAAAGACAAAGAAACGGCGCCCGCCTGGAAGAAGCGCTTCATCGTCTCCGAGAGCGTGAAGACACCGGGACAATTTAAAATAATCGACACCAGGGAAGGGCGGTACAGCTTCTCATCGGGAGGGCAGCCCTTCACTTCGAAAGAGGAGGCCGAAAACGCCCTACCCGTGTATGCCGTGGCGAAGACGCATCATGTGTACCAGAACGCCGACAAAACATGGTCCGTCTGGAAACGGGTGGGAGAACGGAAGCGGCTCAAGGTGGTGGACCGGGATTTCCAGAGCCGGGAAGACGCCATGCGTTTCATGGCGAAAAACGCCGTAAGTCTTCTTGAAAACAAGACCAGCTTCGGCGAAGAGATTCTTCCGGTTCCGGAAATAGCCGTGCGCAAGGGCGAGGAGAGGCGTACCGGCCCGGCGACGCCTGAGATGTTCATGGAGACCTTTACGCCGCGCGGTATCGAGTTTGGCAATTGGACCAACCAGGAAGAGCGGCAGCAGGTCATGGACCACGCCTATGATGGGCTCCTCGACCTGGCCGAGGTTCTGGGCGTCCCTCCCAAGGCGCTGATGCTGAACGGCGAACTGGCTATCGCCTTCGGAGCGCGCGGCCAGGGTCTGTCCGGAGCCAAGGCCCATTACGAGCGCGATTACGGCGTCATCAACCTGACCAAGATGAAAGGGGCCGGTTCCCTGGCCCATGAATGGTTCCATGCCCTCGACCATTACCTGGGAAGGCTGGACGGCAAGGCTACGTCCGAAAAGGAACAGAACAAGCGTGGTGACCAGGTTTACAAGACCAGGGGGACCGGCGACTATCTGAGCCACGGCGCAAGCTACAAATCACAGCTGCGGCAGGAACTCCGGGAGGCGTATACCGCCCTTGTCAAAACGATGTACAAAAAGGCGGAGCAGTACGTCGAGGACACCGAGAAGACGGAAAAGTTCGTCGGCGCCGCGCGGGAAAACCTGAAGGAAACGCTGGACAGGATTCGGACCGACCTTTCCCGCGACCTTTCCAATGAATACACCTGGAGAAAGAGCAAGAAAGGACTTGCTCCGGCATCCGCCGAACAGCTTGCCGAGTTCGACAGGCTGGCGTCAATCCTTGTGGAAGGCGGTGACCTGGCAACATCCTTCCGGCAGGATAATCCTACAGCTCCGGCCAACAGCCGCGCGGCTTTTTCGGGCCGTAACACCAATGAAAGCCTGGAGGGTATCAGCCGCATACTCAAGGCCGTGCGTAACCGCTCCGGGTTCAACGCCGAACGGACCGGGACGCTGGACAGGCTCCGCGCGGATATGAACCTGTATGACCAGCGGCTGAAGATGCTGCAAGAAGCGGAAAGCGGTACGGAAAAAACCAAACAGGTACCCACATCGTTCGCCATGGAAGCGAAGAAGATGGATCAGGCCCGGTCGGGAGATTATTGGAGCGAACCGCACGAAATGGCGGCCAGGGCCTTCGCCGCCTATGTGGAGGACAAGGTAGCGGAAAGGGGTGGGCAGAGCGATTTCCTTGTCTATCATGCCCATGGCGGTATTGTCGTGCCAATGATAGACGGCTTTGTAGCACGGCCGTATCCGGAAGGTAAGGAGCGGCAGGCGTTGAATACGGCTTTTGACAAATTCGTCAAGGCCATTCGCACCGAAGAGACCGAAAAAGGCGTAGTGATGTTTGCTCTTGCGCCAAATCCAGGAGCGCCGTTCTATTCCAAACTGGAAAAGGTTGTTGAGTCGAAATTCCCCGGAAAGTCTGACACGCGCATGGCCGCCCAGATGCTCCAGGCGTGGCAGAAGAAAGGAGAGTTTACATCTGACGAGTTGGGGCAGAGCGGACTAAAGGATTTCCTTGCCGGAGAGACGAAAGTTACGAAGCAGGATGTGCTTGATTTTCTGAAAGAGCAGCAGACGGAGTTTCAGGATGTGGTGCTGGGGGAGGAATCAAAAGAGCAGTTGTATGAAGGGCCAGATTCATGGGGCGATATGCCAGCCATGACTTTGGAGTCGTGGAAAAACGAGATACCGGAAAATGAACAGGAGGCCAAGGCAACCCATTGGTACGATTGGTATAGAGACGATGCGTACCGTGCCGAGGATATGGGAGAGGACCTTTCATGGAGCGATTACCGTGACGGATTGATTGATGATTTGAAGAAGTCGCAAGAAATTGAACAACCTACTCACTTCTCCCGATACACTGAACCCGGCGCGAAAGAAGGAAGTTACCGGGAGATGTTTGTGACGGTGCCAAGTCAAAAACCCGTTAGTGTCCAAGGTGAATATAGGCTCAAGTCCATTGGCGATGGGCGATGGGAGTTGACAAAAGGCGGTCAGTTTGTTGGCGAATACCCGTCTAAGGCAGAAGCTGAATCCCGCATGGCAAAAGGTTCTGAAAAGACTTTCGGTTGGCAAGATGGTCACTCCCAATACTCCGACATCAAAAATCCCGTAGTCCGTATCCGCTTCAACGAGCGTGAAAACTCCGGAAAGCGTATTCTTTTCGTCGAAGAGATGCAAGGCCCTTCCGACACCGAACAGAAGAAAATGCCGGAATGGCTACGAAAGCGCATCTATGATATCGGTGTAAAGCGTATCCTTGCCTATGCCAAGGAGAACGGTTTTGACGGGGTTGCGTGGACAACGGGGGAGATGCAGGCGGCGCGGTATGACTTGTCGAAACAAATCAGCCGCATTAAGTATGAAAAGTCTTCGACCGGCGTTTCGAATGAGGTCAATGAGGAGTATGTAAAAGACGGCGTATTGCTTGCCTATGATCTTGACGGCAAGCAGGTCATCAAGGAGTACATCTCCGATGGCGAGTTACCGAATTATATCGGAAAGGATGCTGCCGAAAAATTGATGAAACTGAATCCTGAGCCGGGTCGGACTCTTGGCGGCTTGGGTGGCATTTCAAGAGAACTGTCTGGACTTGATTTGAAAGTAGGCGGCGAGGGCTTGAAGCGTCTTTATGATCAGACCATACCCGCCATGTTCGCAAAGTACGGCAAGGAGACGGTGGGGAAAGTAACGTACTTTCATTCCGGGCAAAAGCAATTCGGTGAGGGAAACGCGCTTACAGCTGCGGAACAGGAAGAATATGACATCCTTGAAGAACTGGAGAGCAATGACCGGCCGATGACGCAAGCGCAACTTGACCGTTTTGGAGAGCTTGATGATCGTTTAGCAGCTATAAATTATGAACGGCCCGAAATGAAACCGGGGGCAATAACAGTCCCCTTCATCCCCATCACCGAAAAGACAGCCTCTGTTTATCCTCTATATTCCGCGGCTACTTCCAGGGCCTCCTCCGGCCTACCGGCCGCCGACATCAGGGCCTCCTTTGAGCCGGTCTATAAGAATATGCCCAAGGCCCCTCCCTGGCGGGTGGTGCAGACCGCCGCCGAGCTGCCGAAGCGGGCGCTGGATGATGCTGCGCGGCGGGGAATCCCGCAACGCTTCCTGCAAGCGGTTTACTTAGGGCATGAGGTCGTCTACGTCGCGGACCACTTCAATTCCATTGAGGAGGCGAAGCAGGTCATCCTGGAGGAGGTCGTGGTGCATCACGGCCTGCGCGGCATCATGGCGCGGGATACCTACGAGAAACACATGCTTCAGGCGGCGCTCTGGTACGCCAACAAGCGCACCGACGAATGGAAGGCCCTGGGCAAAACCTACGGACTCGACCTCAAGAGCCGGGCGGGACGCATCGAAGCGGCAGAAGAAATGTTGGGACGGGATGCCCGGACCGGCACGGATTCAACCCTGATGACCCGCATCATAGCCGCAGTCAAGGAGTTCCTGAGAAGCATCGGTTTTGATTTGGGGTACGGAGAGTCGGAGATCCGGGAGCTGCTGGGCAAGGCCAGGAGATTCGTAGAAGGAAAAGAAACTCCCCGCCTTGAGAAAAAGGGCAAGGGGGGGATAGACTACGGCGCCCTTCTCCGTAACCTCCGGGAACGGGGAATCACGGATGAGCAGCTTCAGGCCGTCGCGGCCTTTGAGCCGGGAGGGGCAAATTACGCCGTTGCTGAACAGTCACGAAATCGAATGGTGGAGGTTCTGGATGCAGTCAAGAAAATAGCTGCCGGCAGTGATGAGGAGACATTAAAAGATTTTCGCGGAGATCTGGAGACTCTGGGTGGAACAAACGACGTAACTCTTGTCTGGGGTGATTCTAAAAAAGGATTGCGTCATATCGGTGAGAAACGCGGGGCGCAAGTAGTCGCGGACGTATTGACGGCAGTGGCTCATGGTTCAATCGCCAAGCAAGTAGCTGGCAAGAAAACCGTACACATTGTCTTGGGAAACACTGAGGCAGTTCTTTCGCTGGATGAGCATGGAAAACGAAAGTCCTGGTTGTTGACTGGCTGGAGAATAGGCGAGTCCGATGCTTTCGGTGGGGTTGGTGCCCATGCCGATGCTACGCAGGCCGGACCTGTCTTTAGTCGTTCCGACCTGGGAGCGGACTCTGTAAAACAAATTATAGCAAATATGGAGAATATTGAAAAGCTCTTATCAGCAACCAAATTCGCCCTCTCCCGGCTCCAGGACGTAAAAACCCAAATCACCGACAAGGGTGTCTCACTGAACACCGCCGAGCGGGAGGTGCTGGAGGCCGACCGCGCGAAGGCGGTTGAAGCCATCGGCGAGACGGTCAAAGACTACGACGAACCGGGCCGGTTCCTGTTCCGGGCAATCTACGAATCCGACCAGGACAAGGCCCCCGGAGTGGTGCCATACAATCCTGAGCGCGGGCACTACGCCGCCGGGGAAAACCTCAAGGGCTCATGGTGGACCACATCCCTTTCCACGGCCCAAGAGATAGCCTGGAGCAAGGCGCGAGGCGGTAAAAAGGTGAAGATTGTTGCCCTTCCGTTGGATAGGTTGCCAAATGGCAACATATACATCCAAAACACCAACCCGCCGGGAATGGTCTATGACCTGTTTGTGGGCCTGCCGGCGGATGTGCCGATGTCGGCCGTGCGGGAAATGCCGATTGACTCCGGTATCCGCTATGCCCTGGCGGACCGCTTCGCCGGGTACGTGGGAGAGATGCAGGGCGGCGCGATCTGGAAGAAGATTGCGCGGCTGCTGAATCCGTTGGACTGGTCACACGTTTATGGCTGGTTCAAAAACATTACTCCTCAGAATATCCAGAACGGCCTCGCCCGCGTCTTCCGCGACCCTATCGGGGCGGCGGAGGTGGACGAAGACAAGAAGATTTTCGTGGAGAGGGGCATCCAGCGGGAGAGGAACAAGACAAGCCTTGTGCTCCGTCTGTTCGGCTGGTTCGGGCCGAGAGAGAAAATTCCGAACTTCTTCGAGCGGCTCACCAAAACCTTCACCACCTTTCACAACAATGACCTGACAACGGCGTGGGGCCGGATAGTCGATGAATTCGGAAAACTGTCACAAGGTGACCGCAAGGGTGTGGACTGGCTCCTGTACCGTGGGGATGTTGACGGCAAGGTGTACCGGACCTATGACATGGTGAAGAATGACAGGAAGGTGTCCAAGAAACTCCCGTCCGAAGCCGCGTTCAATACCTACCTGAAGGTGAGGACGCATATCGACACCACAGTCGCCGATACCATCGAGGATATAACCCGCCAGTTCATGGCGGAAAACGGCATGTCCGGAGATGAGATAGAAAAGCACATTTTCAATTACCGGCAGGGTCTCGCGCGGCACGTCGGCTGGTTGCCGCGCAACCATGGCGAGGGGAATTGGCAGGTCAACATCTATCAGCGCATCACCGGTCTCAAGTGGGACATCGGACAGTATCAGGCTGTGAAGCATGTGAAGTATCTGACCAAAAATGGTAAAACCGTAGAGTTTGAAAGGACGATAGATGCGCTGTCCGCCTATCTCCCCTACTTCCCGAGCCATGATGTTGCCAAGGAAATCAAGACGCTGGCGAAACGCTTCGGCCTTGCCTACGAACAGGAAAACGGTCGGCAGCGCGTCTATGTGGACAAGGGGGCTCAGAAGAGATTCGGTAAAGCTGTTGAGAAACTGAAGGCGTCCCTGGCCGGAGAAGGTCTGGACCAGGCCAAGCGCGAGGAGATGCAAAAGAAACTGGAAGAATTGGAAACCGCGCTTACTTTTATCAAAGACCATTCACCGAGTAGACAGATCCAGTTCTTCGTCAAGCAGGCGTCCAAAATAATCGGGCGTTTGGAGTCAAAGAACCTGATGAGCATCCACCGGGCCAAGGAGAATCTGAAGCAGGCCATCGAGGACAAGGAATCCGCTACGGAAATCAGGAGGCTCGAAGACGAACTGGAAAAACTGGGTGACGGAAGCATCAAGGTGAAGGTCTATATGCGACTCCAGAGTTCCAGGTCCAAGGCCGACAAGCACATGAAGGCCGTGCGGGCCGACCTGAGAAAGGCCATCCCGGAGAATTTCCGGGAAAGCGGCATCTACGAAGTAAAGGTCAAGTTCAATGACCGGATATCCGAATCCACCTACGGAGACATGCAGAACGATTTCGCCATGGAGCAGGCCCAGTTGCAGGCAATCAGCATGGCGTCATCCAAACAGGAGATTACCAAGGAAGAAGCGGCGGCAATCCGCCACCAGATTATCCAATCGACCGCCGAAGTGCTCATGGCCCGCGGGGCCGGAGCGCACAGGATTCAGCGCGCCGAGTACCTGATAGAAGGCTATGACACGGAAAACACCCTCGATGCCTACCAGGATTACATGACCGGCACGGCGGGGATGCTGTCCAAGGCAAAATACGCACACGACCAGTTTGAGAATTTCCGCTATGCGAAGCCGGAAGTGAAGGCGTGGGCCGAGCAGTACATCAAGGACACCCTGCGCAACATGGGGTATGGCGACATGGTGAGCGGCAACCTGCGCTCTCTGGCCTCCTTGGCGTATCTCGGGTTCAAGGTCTCATCCATGGTCATCAACGCCACCCAACCGTGGACTCTCGGGGTCGCTCACTTGGGCATGCTCACCAAGCGGAGCCCGCTGAAGGCGATTGCCAAGGCGCAAAGGGATATTCTGAGCTGTAAAACAGCGAAGAAAGAGGGAGATATAGGGATCACGAAGTCTGAAGCGGAAATATTCGCCTCGGAAATATGGAAAGAGCAGGAACAGAAGACTGCTGTGCACGAAATGGCAGGTTCCTCGGAAGGCGCTACCGGCAAGGTGTCCCGCTTCATGCACACCCTGACCGACAAGGCGCTGTTCGGCTTCCAGGAAGTGGAGATGCTCAACCGAAAGACCGTCATCCTTGCCGCGTACCGCACCTTCAAGGCGGACGGAATGGAGCATGGCGAGGCGCTGAAAAAGGCCCTGGACGTGAACGGGCAGGTCAACAACGAAATGAGCCGGGCGAACAAGCCGGGAATAGCGCAGAATCCTGTCGGCAATACCCTGTTCACCCTGCAAAGCTTCACGTGGCGTACCTGGAACTGGGTGTTCAACCGACTCACCAGCGGCAAGAAGGAAGACATGATTGCCCTGCTCCGCTACGCCGCCGCCATGGCGATAATCGGCGGAGTAGCCGCCCTGCCGGGCGGGGATGAGCTGGATAAGCTCTATCAGATGCTTTTCGGAGAGAGCCCGAAGCTGGCGTTCCAGAAATGGACGAAGAAACACGCCCGCGAATACGGCTCCCTGGGCGAGATGGTCAACGGCTTCGCCTGGCACGGACTGGCCAGCGCCACCGGCGTCAACATATCCAACGCCATGCGCCTACAGATACCAATTGTTTCCCCGGTACTGTCGGGCGATTCCCTTCCCGAGGCCGCAGGCGGAGTGTTCACCGGCCTCGCGCAAAAGGGCGCCAGGGCGGTTACGGCGGCAAGCCGGGGGGATATGTACAGGATGATTGAGAATATTTCCCCAGAGGCCCTGTCCGGAGGCATGCGGGCCTACCGAATGGCCACCAGGGGCGCCACCACCGGAACGGGAAAGGTCATTTTCGACGAGAGCGGAAGGCCAATGAAATACGGCGCTGGTGAGGCGGTTACCAGGGCGCTCGGTTTTCAGCCGTCCCGGGTATCCGAACGCAACGACCTGACCAACGTGGAAAAGGGTCTGTCGGTACACTGGAAAGAAGAACGCGGGGATCTGCTCGCCGAGTTGCGCCTCGCAAAACCGGGGGAGCGCAAAGAGGTGACGCTGAAAATAATGCGCTTCAACCGACGTCTCCGCGATTCCCAGGCCGCCGGGCTGGTGCCGGTAATCAAGGCGGAAACCATCCGGCGGACTCTGGCCGAAAAGCCGAACAAGCGCAAGGCTGAATGGGAACAAAATCAGTTGACTACGTAAGAAGAATGGGGTACTGTTCAACAAGTTATTGAACAATCAAAGCGACACTGGGTAAGTTTCAACCCGGATGGATGCGGGAACTGAAAGCCCCGGTGGGACCGACAACGGTTCTATCGGGGCTTTTTTGGTATGGAGGTGCAAAGGTGGCGGCGACACCGGATCCGCTGTACACGAAATTATTGGAGCAGGGCATCATTTTGTTGTCCGCGACTGTTATCACTGTAGGAGGAGCACTGTGCGGCATCCTGATTTACATCTACCAACAAGGACAAAAGGGATTTTCAGAGGCATTGGAAAGCCTTGAAAATCGAATCGGTGAAATAGCGAAAAGCCTGTCAAACCTTGCTGAAAAGCTCTTTGAACGGACTGATGACCATGAAGCCCGCTTGTCTGCCATGGAGGCCGTATGCAAGGACCGACATAGCGGTGGACAATACCCGTATCGCAGGAAATCGGATTCACCTCACGGAGTTGAGGAGCCATGAAGGAGGGAAGAAAGATGAAAACTGTCGTATTTGGAGTAATGTTGGCGGTGATGTGTTTGCTGTCCGTAGGATGCGCCACAACCACAACCAAGGAAATGGTGCAGGCGGAACTCACGCTGATGCAGACGAAAATCGCAGCAGCGTCAACCACGTCCGCGCTCTGCCAACAGGGCATAATGTCTCAGCAGGATTGCGCCACGGCGCTGGCCGCCTATCAATTGTCACAGGTGTCGAGCAATACGGCCCTTTCGCTGTTGCTCGCCAATTGCACGGACGCGGATCTTTCCGCTCAAATCCAGGCGGCCATAGCGGCTGGATTCCCTGGTTTATCTTTTGTTAAGGGGACGCAGTAATGGATAGGCTGGAGGGTTTAGACCCCGGATTCAGGGCAACGGTGGAGCGGATAGTCTCGGAACTGGAGAAAATCACCGGGAGAAAATGGCTGGTCACGTCCGGGTATCGTAGTATCGCGGAGCAGGATAAACTCTACGCTCAGGGGCGGACAGCAAAAGGACCTGTAGTGACCAACGCCAGGGGAGGTTCTTCGGCTCATAACTGGCGACTGGCGGTCGATATCTGGCCGCTTCAATCGGACGGTTCGGTTGACTGGAAGGCACAGAAGCCAGTTTTCAAGCCCCTTGCAGAGCTCGCCAGGGCGGCAGGATTAACACCTGGATACGATTTCAAAACCCTGTCAGACTGTAGTCACATAGAGGACCCGGATTGGCGGAGCGTTCGGGCAGATTGGGCGAAAAAGAAGCTTTTGGAGAAAGGGTCAGGCATTGGGTGACCTTGAAAAACCGCTCAAATCGAAAATTTGGAAGCCGGTTCCGTGAGGCTCGAAAGGTAACATCGTGATACTGGGAACATTTGAACTCGGATACGAATACGTCACGCTCGAAGTGCGCAAAGGGTCAGGCGGATCATTTACCTGCTGTCATACAAACCATCTGAGACCTGTAATCAGCGTCGGAATGGATTACGAAAAGTTTGAAAGAGTCGTCGGTTGTCTTATTCACGAAGCATTGGAATTTTCGTTATCTCGTATGCAGGCACGTTTTAGCCCATCACTCGAACTGGCATGCGACCACAGTGCGTATCTGTTCAGCTTCGGTCATGTAACACTTTCAGAAGCATCGTTTATGGTGGCTGAATATCTTACATCAGCCATGCCTCATCTCAAAGAAGCATGGGAGAAAAGGGCAGAACCGGACATGTGTCTATGATGTACTTGGCAGCAAAACATACAGCCACCAGTTTCTTCGGGAAACTCATCAAACTGTATACCTTTTCCCGGTACTGCCACGTCGAGGTGATATTCTCCGACGGCAAATGGTTTTCAGCCAGGGAATTCAAGGGCGCCGTGTCGTTCCTGCCAGGACCTCCGTCGGATGAGACCCCTGATATGTACGATTACTTTCCGCTGCCCTTCACACCGGAGCAGGAAGCCCGCATGCGGACATGGGCGGAAAAAGAAAGATTCCGGGATGATGGGTCGCCGTGCAAATACGATGTCAGAGGCGTCCTGTGCAGCTTTCTGCCAATCCCCATCGGATGGCAAAGCGCGGATGACTGGTTCTGTTCTGAGATAGTGTCGGCCCTGTTCCAGACCGAGGGATGGTTTGCGGGATATTCCGCGGCGGCGATATCGCCCAGGAAATGCGTGGAGCTCTATAAAAAGGAGATATACAGCTATGGGAAAGTGGCTTGTTACGAGACTGAAAGAGTATGAGACAACCTTTGCCGGGATTCTCCTCGGCGCTGGAGCCGGGGCCGCTATGAGCATCAAATCCGGCCAGATCACGAAGACGGCGCTTATCACCGGCGCTTCAATCGGCGCATGTGGGGCACTGATGAAAACTCCCACATGGGCAAGGATATTCAATAACAGACAGGATGAAACTTCAAGTAGCACTGAAAGAAGTAATCAGTAG